CCGAGGTGGGGGCGGAGTCCGAGGCGGAGTCAAAAGAGAACGTTATGCTCTCTGGAAAGGACCGGTGGGAGCTTCCCGCACCATCGTGGTATCTGAATCCGGCGGCGACGCGGACGATTACGCAGGATATGAGCGTTGACACGCGCTTTCGCCCCGAATACTACTCTACGCTGTCAACTAATTTTACGGTGGATTTACCCGAACCACAGAAGAAGGTGATTAGCATGAGAATATCCGCAATAGAGATGCCAATGACCTACTACTCTATATCTAACAGCCTCGGCAACAATACGATGCTCGTCATTAGCGACTCCGCCCCAGATACTAGTAAAGAATATTACAGCGATATTAACGGGGCGGCGACGGTGGATTTTTCACCGACTAACTTAGCGTGGCTCGTAATAATGGCGGACGGAAACTACGATACGATATCGTGGATGAACGCGGCCTCGCGCGCCAAGGCGGAAACGGCCGTGAACGAGGCGCTCTCGCTAGCGATACCGGGTGCGATTGACGAGCTGGGACGGTTTTATAAATTTTCATCACCGATTACAAGTGATTATTTAAATACTGATTTTGAGGTTTCTTCTGTAAATAGCGTTCCTGAAAGACAGGACATTCGGTTTTCTATGAACAGAATAAATGGAAAATCGGCATTTGGAACTCCACAACCAACCGATATAATTGCGGGGAATGCGGGAGAATATATTACAAGTACCACGAATAGTAAACAAATATCTACACTTCGGTTCAATGTTGACGTCGCGGGGAATCTGGATACTGATACGAATATTCAAATGAAGCTCGGGTGGACGCTCGGATTCCGCGCGGCACAATATGTGATGGGTGCGGTAAGTCCTGTCACTTCAAGCACCCCCATATCGGCCGTTTCGGAGGGAACCGGCTTTATAACAGGACCAAGATACGCGTTCCTGTCGGTCGAAGACTACTTGAACAGCGCCCGCCCGTCGTTCATTGTCGCCTACGGCACACATACAAAGGCGAACAACATTATCACACGAATCAACCTTGGTGGTGGTGGCTATCACAATTTGGCTACGCGCGACGCAGGACTGACCGGTCACACAAACCGAACGCGCGAGTATTTTGGACCGGTTGATATTCAGCGGCTCACTATCAAATTACAAGACGAGTATGGAAGGGTCATAGACATTAACAATATGGACTGGTCTTTTACCGTGACATTTAAGAAATTATATAATTAGACCGTCTTATACATATATTTAATGTTTAAAATGATTTATAAAAAATAACCTACAAAATATATAAATGGACGTCAATAATTTACATTCGGACAGTTTAAATGTGGGGTCATATTCAGACGGGGATTTATGCGGCCTCTTTAAGATTCCGCAGAATTATACCATACAGCAGTTGGAGGACGCGACGAGTGGTCTTCAACAGGTCATCTTCAATAGTTTAGGCATACACAACCGAAACGAAATTATCGTCTTTATCAACGAGTCAAAGTCCCGTCTAGCGAATAAGCTACAAAACAATAATTCCACACCGAACCCCAGTCAGATATCGTTCAACGCGAACACATATGGGAATGCTACCGGCGTGGTGTATAAGCAGCGCACGAACAAGCGCGTTATCCTCATCGACAGTCAGTATCGTCAAAATGTGCTCGATTCGTCGGATAAACCACCCGGGTTTAATGACCGCGAGTTCAACACCGACTACATACTGGACCTATCGGAACCGCTCGTTGACGTGACGTCAATTAAATTAAATACGGTGTCCATACCGACTACTTGGTATGCGTTTGACCATCATTTAGGTAATACTGGTTTCGCGAGGAGCAATGCCGCACCCGACTGTATAAACATTCAGCCTGGAAATTACGACTTATCCGGTCTAACTCAAGCGATTAGCAAGGTTGACTCAACCTTACAGTTTGAGATTGAAGCCCACACGAATATTGTCTCTTTAAAGAATGACGGTGGCGCTGCTGCTGATAGCTCATTCGTATATTACAAAGAGGGCGGGTTGACCGACTGCTCAAAGACCTGCGTGGGCGGTTCATATGTCAATCAAAATTTAGGGTGGAACCTCGGTTTCAGACAGGTTGACTCGTCCGGCGAACTATCGTCGATTCCGCTCTCCACAACCTTTACAAAGGCGGATGTCCCGTCGGACACATACGGGCCCAAATATTTCATGCTGGAGATTAACGACTACAACCAATCACACATAAACAGCGGCATCGTAAGCATTACAGACCGCTCTACGCGCGTCACCGCTATCAATACGCGCGCGAACAAGGGCAAATATGGAGAGAAACTGACAAAGGCGCAGCTATACACGCAAAACGCGCTGATAACTGATAGCGGGGGGAAACCGGACACATCAAACAGAGTCTACGGGACCACGTCAAAGGATGTTTTAGGAATAATTCCACTTTTAGGGCTAAAAAAACTGCGTCCCGAACCACTCATCGACGATTACTCCGACATTAACGTCCCAAGGATCTATTCGGGACCGGTTAAAATAGACAAGCTGCGCATTCGACTCATCGACGATAAGGGAAACCTCGTCAACCTCCACGATAACGACTGGTCTTTTACGCTGGTCGTAGAACAACTATATTAAAAATATTTTTTATTAATAATTATGACTAATAAAAAACACGTCAAGAAACAAAATAATCACAAGAAACAAATCGGTGATGAGACAGGGAAGAAAACTCCTAGCATATCCGTGTATAAAACGAAGGAGGAGCGCCAAGAACAAGCGAAGACCATTATCGCGGAGGTTTCGGGGTTGGGGCTATCAATTCAATACGCGCCTGTAAAAGAGCTCTACGCCTGCCTTCGAAGATATATCGAGGATGATGTGCCTGTAAAAATAAACATCCCATTTCCCGAGGCCGATCGCACCATCGTTGGTCAGCTCAAGGTGGGGAAGCGCGAGGAGTGCGTAATCTGTTTACAAAAGGGTGGCTCTATGTGAGCGCGCAAATCGAGGCGCCGAAGAAGCCCGAGGCCACCACACCGAGGAGGAGTCCCGAGTGGTAGCTAACCTGCATTGTTCGGTATATCTTTTGCCACGCAAGACGTTGCTCCTCCTCGTCAAGATGCGTGACCATCAGGTCGCTCTTGGGCGATAGCATATAGTAAAAGTAGTTGGTGAGGAGCGTGACACCGACCATGACACCCACGTTACCGCTCCTGCCGAGTTTAGGCTTCTTCGCGAGGTATTTATTGCCGAGGATGAGGGTGGCGGAGAGAAGGAGGCCATACGCGTAGCCCTTAAGGTATATGTCGCGGCGCTCCATGACAATCGTTTCGTATTTGGCTTTCAGGTCGGGGGTAAGCGTGGCGTAAAATGCCTGCTTGTGCTCGGTCTTGTCCGCGTTAAACGCGACGTAGACGTTCGCGGTAAAAAAAACGATGCCAGCAATACATAATAACTTACAGCTCATATATTATGTATTATGATTAAATATTATTCATTACAAAACAATTTATTTTTCAATTAGAAGTTCACATTTTTTATAAATATAATATTTCAGGAGCTGTTTTGGTTGGTATAGCAACGTTGGGAATCTCCTCGCTCCATGAATCTCTCTATACTCGTTTTTACAGGCGGTTAGGATTTCACACAACTGCTCGTCGTATGTGTAGCTCTCCTCCATATCCGTGTTAAACCACTCGATTACAAGGTGGTAGCAGCAGAACATCTTGACTTTTCCATTTACCCACTCATCCTTGTGCTTATAATCAATGTCCTGCTCCCGCCAAATTGCGTTCGCAATCTCGGTTTCATGAGCAATGACGTCGTTGATTTTATTGTTTAAATATGGAAGATTCTCGATCGTGGACATTATGTTGCTGTGTATTATATTTACCATTTCATTGGTAATAATATGTTTCAATTTTTAGAGTTAATGAGAGATTTATTCGTAGGACTCGGTAATATGGTCTGGGAGGGGAATCTCGGGTAGCAATGATAGTCTAGTTTGTGTGTCGACGCACCAATTGATGACCAACGGAACTTCGTTCGACGGTGGAGCCTTGGACGTCCATCGCTCTTTTCCACATAGGATGAAGAGCTTGCGAATTCGGTTCTTGATTCCGCCGGCGTCTCGTGGGGGGATGTGCTTCACCGCCCACTCGAATTGGAGCGCCTCTATTTTCGTTCGAAATCCCTCAACTGTACAAATGTGCTTCCACCCTGCGCCCTTGCTGGTGGTATATTTTGCGCCGCCGCATATCTCTCCATTGTGCTGACGCAGACGTCGCGTGGGGTTGGGTGAGACACCGACATACGTAAACTGGCGGTTTGAAATAATGTAGAGAATCCACGGCGCTTCCATTATAGCTATTATGTGATATAAATATTTAATATTAATTAAAGTATATATAGAAATTTAAGTATATATATAGAAAATATGTCTTATACACCGCAGCTTTTTTCTATAAACGACGATGTAAATTGGAAGGAATATTTAGATACGTATGGATTCGTAGTCATTAATAACGTCCTTGAAAATGATATATATACCGATTTATTTACACAGTTCTATTTAAATTGGTGTAATGTGGCTAGGAATTTTGATTTTCACGATAAAACGACGTGGACGCCTAAGAACTGCCCTATGATGTGGGACATTGGTATGATTACTGGGTATGGATTGGCGCACGCGCGGTTCCAATGGGAGCTGCGCACAAATCCTAATATTCTGGATATTTGGAAGCGACTTCATGGGACGGACGAGTTGGTGGTAAGCTTCGATGGTTTCTCTGTATTTCTCACACCCGAACAGAAGCCGAGTATGTGGCTCCATATCGACCAAAATCCGAAGGATCCGCTCTACTCTATACAGGGGGCGTATAACTTTCTTCCGGTGGAGGAGGACGACGCGGGCTTCGTGGTGGTTCCTGGGTCGCACAAAACGTTTTTGGTGGACGTGGACGAGTCGCACAAGTTCATTCCGGTTAACCCATCCGATGTCCACGTCGACTATGCGGTCAAGCTGCTCATTCCGTCAAACTGTTTCGTCCTCTGGAATTCGAAGACGCTCCACGCGAACGCAGGTATGTCGCCAACAAAACCGATAGAGTTAAATCGCGTAACCTCGTATATTTGCTACTTTCCAAAGGAGCAACGACCCGATAATATAATGATGAGGCGTGTAAATGGATATCATCGTGCGGTAAATTGTGGACACTATGCCATAGACTACAATAAAAAACAAAAACCATACGGTAGTTTGGAAGAGCTAGAGGCGCAGGAGTTCAATCTAACACCACCTATTTACGATGTGGACGGTAATATTCCACCCGTTATTTATAATCTCATTTGATTAAACCCGTAATATATAGATGATTTAAATATTATACAGATATAACAGATGAAATTATATGGAATGCTATACTCGATGCTATACTCGATGCTATATTCGATGCTATATTCGATGCTATATTCGATGCTATATTCGATTGAATGTCAGGCGCTAATGTCGAATGAACTAATTTATATATTCACAAAACAAGACCGAATGAGAATTCAGCTTTCTAAACTTGAATTATTCAATACAATTGGGAAAGACGACTGTTGTAAACTAATAAACAAGTGGAAAATGGAAAATATTGAAGATAGAGATTATCGACAGACACTCGACGTTGGTATGCGTCAAATATGTGATTACAATATATTTCCTGTGCTTGTTAATATACCAAAGACCGAGTATATAATCATAAATCTCATAACTGAAAATAATGTGAACGTTATTAACATATTGGATAATAAAGGCAATACTCAATATATTGATAGTGCGATACTTGAATACCACATATTTTTGGTTCAGCAAAAATATAATCCAAACTATTACCAATTAAAAAGTCATAACATGAAACATTTTTTAAATATTTTTTTTTTAAATATCCTTAGTGAAGAGGAAAACAAACTAATTTACCTTAAAAAAAATAATTATATGCGATTTCTAGAAGAGGATACGAAGAACCGTAGGCGAGATAAAAAATAAATTATTATCTATTTTTTCTAGTCTTATTCTTAGTCTTAGTCTTATTAATATTCTTAGTCTTATTCTTAGTCTTATTAATATTCTTACACGACCTTATTTTACTTTTTAATAGGTTATAGTGTGTTTTATTAATTATATTTGATAATGTAAATGTAAACGACAATATGTCCTCCTTTTGAATGTTAGATAAATTTCCCTCACCTTGTTGTTTTTGTGTTTGTATTGCATTTTTGTCCTCGGTATTTAAATTATAATACTTAGAAAGAGATTCGTCGGTAATTTTTATTTTAAAATTTGTAACATCCGGAAAAACACTAAACGTACGGGTGCTTAGAAATTTTTGGGCTGTCTTAAGTGAATTAATGATTGTGAGAGCAAAATCTGTCATAAAAAAATCCTGTATTTGTTTTAATTTTACAATATTATTATCAGGAATTTCTATATAGTAAGATGTGCGTCCTCCTATATCCAATACTCCACTCTCGTCGAGTATTGGATACCCCATCGAATAATTTGGAAACACAATCTTGGGTCTACTATTTTGAACAACACTACACTCTTTAGCATATGATATATATATTTTTTTATGTACGTAATTAATTAGTGGATAATAATATGGAGCCGAATATGTTGATTTATACAAATTTGTATTTTTTTTCTCTTTTGCAGGTGTAAATTTGAAATACCCTGCGAGCGAGTCATTATTTTTTGAAAGAACCTTTTTGATGAGGTTTATATTTTTATTAGGAATTATCATATATTTATTAACATCAAATTCTATAAATTTATCGGATACATCGTCGTGAATTAGAGTTTTCTTGGAGGGCTTGCTATTTTTAATTAGATAATAACATAATGGTAATGAACCCGCCTCTTTATCGAAAAGTTTATATGCACTTACCACGTCAAAATTTTTATATAACACAATCTGTCTTGTTAACATTTTCTTAGCCAGTGGTGATTTTAATTCGGTCCAACTATTTGGTGTAAAAAATAGACAGTGTCCATTACTTTTAACTATGTCTAATGAGTAATCAACGAATTTGTTCCATAAAACCTTGGCACCCGTGTCACTTCTACCCTTACCCTTCATCCCATTTATATTATATGGGGGATTACCTATTATCACGTCAAAACTATCCATATTGAATTGTTGTTTCCATATTGAATTTCCTTTAATAAAATCGCATTTGCTAATATTTGCATCATCGCCGAAGATTTTTTTAGACTTATTAACACTCGTTCCTGACAATTCAACCATATAAATCATATTGTTTATAATATGATTTCTTCGCACATCATCGTCTTTTTCCCATGATTTCAATCCATTATCAAGATAATAAAACACAACCATAGTAAAGTTTCCTATTCCACTACCAGGGTCAAGCCATTTATTATTTGGATTTTTCCAAATACTCTTTGGTAGTGTATTAAGCATCTCAACTATCAGGTCAAATGGAGTAAAAACCTCTCCGAATTTTACCTTTTTAATCTGATTAATATCACTATTAGTAATCATAAATTTTTTAATTTCGTCTATAGTCTTACCAAATATGAATGGTTTCATTATATATTTACTATATAATAAAGTTAATTTATTTAGAATTAATAGAATAATATTACATAACTATGTCCGAAGTGAAAGACGCCAAAATATTTAAGACTAAATGTTCACAGTCTCGCACAAACGGCGATCATAAGCAGTGACCCGGTCTCTTTGAGAGATTTTCAGGAACCGCGTCCTGATACACTATTTGACTACCTTCTTGTACCTAAAAAATATATAATGGGGGATGGTTTACAGGAATAAATAAACCTAAAGAGCGAAGAGACCTCGTAGCATATATAAAAAAATATAATTGTTTTATTATTCTTGGTGTTTAACCGACGCATCTAGCTTATTATATTTAATACCCATTTCGCGTAGAGAAACCTTGTCTATTGTATGGAGGTATTTTTCAAACCACGGAACCTCAGTATACTCCTCATAATTTTGTAACATTTCTTCTCCTGGTTGTACGTCGCGTATCGTGTAAGTCAGTTTTTTACCGGTCCGAATGCGAAAAGAAATGTTATTGTCTGAAGAATGATTGGTGTAAAATGGGATTTTGTTAATATATATATGGTCTGTGTCAATATCTGAATCGCGACAGCGTCCATGTGCAAAGTTAATAACCATGACGCTATTCTCTGCCACCACATCCGCCGTGCTCTTATATACTTTCAGGTCATCCACCATGTCCTGAATCCGGATTATCTTGCCTTCTTCACACGATTGTGTAAAATACCGCCCATTGCCTGCGCCTGAGATAGTTGACTGTTTGATCTCCGTATCTATTATAAAACCATCACCACTCATTATACTATATATAATTATACAATTTTAAATGATTTACAATTTACTTTATATACCCATTATTGATATTGGTCCAATGAATGTCGCTAGGAAACTCGCAACCGATACAAAAGATGCGGAGTGGTCTAATAGCTTGATTGGATTAATTGGCGAGTCTTTTGGATTATCTATTGGTATTTTACGCTCATTTAGCTTTTCGGAAATCTTATTTATCTCTTTTGAAACATCCATATTTTTAAATACATCAACTTCCTTTATCATAACATAAATAAATGTTACACCTGCCACGAAAGGTAGGTATGCATATCTCACGCCACTGTTAATTATTGTATCGTAATCCTTCAAATAAATCTCGGTCAATAGAATCATTGCGGACAATCCTATAAAGAATATTTGCATAATCAAAAGGATATAATTCTCTTTTAGTTTTCCATATGCGCCATATTTGAGAATATTGGATACGTCCGATACTTTTGAGCATATATCAGACTTATTTAACCAAAACATTAGATAACCTATGAATATTGTGAATATAATGTAATATGAGTTGAGTGAATCGCTATTGAAGAAGTTGTTTTCAGTATTATTTTTATAGTATGCCATACACGTACCAATCGCTTGTAAATATAATACAACAACTGTTAATGTTGAAAATATATGGTTAGTAGTATTACAAGTCGGATTGTTTCTTAGAATAAGGTCGAATAATTGTATGAAACTGAAACCAAGTGTAATAATTCCAAATATTACGTCATTATTTTTATTACCATTGTATAATAAATACATCGAAGATAATATACCCACTACAAACGCTATAAGAGATGTGGTTGAACTCAAATACATATAATATAATGGAATATTAAATTTTATTATATTAAATTTTATTATATCATATTAAATTTTATTATATCATATTAAATTTTATTATATCATATTAAATTTTATTAATCTACCATGGACATTATTGAATAGTTAAGAAAATCTACAACTGAGTTATTTTTCTTATTATAAACCCATACGGTTAGAAGTCCATCTACTAAAACTTGTTCTGTAAACCCTACTAAATCCGTTCGACAATTCTTAATGTAATCTGGAATGTGAATATGTGAGCGCAATAGGTCGCTGTCTGGAGTGTGGTCGGGTGAAATATCAACTACCACGACTCGCTCTTCGGCTAAATCGATGGCTGACTCAATGGTCTTTTGGCGTAGATATTGTGGCAGGTCATTAAGGTAAAACATACAAGTAACCACGTCATATTTTTCGTTGGGATATTGTTCGTTCACAAATGAGTGTCGGAATTTTTTGTCTGGAAATAGTTTTTTTGCTTTTTTAACATTGTGTTTGTTTCGGTCAATTCCCATACATCCAGGTGCTTCTGACGTCGAGTAGCCAATCCCACAGCCTATATCAAGAATTCTCTTGTGAGGACCCTGTGCTTCAATGATTAGATTTCGCACCTTTGTGTTATCGGCGCTTGCGGGAAGGAATGGATAGTTGTTTGGGTTCCAAGAAAAAACAGAATTAACTAACGCTAATAAGGTAACCGTTCTCATCATTTACATATTATCTTTAATAATATCTTTAAACTTCTTATTATTTAAGATAATATAGATACACATTTTACTAATCACCACCCATAGGACACGATTTAGGTTGAATCATTTTATTACAAAAGGGATATTGTAGGAAGCTATTACAAATATGACAATATGGTGTAGGTATCTGGACGACATCGCGTAAATATGGTTTATTTTCTATTTCTACAGGTATGTTTGTAGGTATGTTTGTAGGTATGTTTGTAGGTATGTTTGTAGGTATGGGTAGTGTAATTGCGCTAGAGTGATTAATTCTCATTAAAGTAACACTTGTGGCTTTGCGAATGGCAGACATATTAACTATTAGTAATTTATTTTTACGTTTATTTACATATATATTTATTAAATATAATCAACAATTGGTATTTAATGTAAAATTATATACTATTACTATCGTATACTATTACTATCGTATACTATTACTATCGTATACTATTACTATCGTATACTCTTCAATTATATTAAATTAAGATGTAACATAACAATATGCGAATATGGTTTAAATGTAATCTTTTGTTTTTACATACATTATGCGGTTGAATGCATTGAGTAATATGAACTTCACAGATAGTCTTGATTTTTCAATGTTCGCAGAATACATAGATTATACTGAATTACAATCATCAGCACATACTATCGCACAGATTTATGCTGTGTGTTGTTTCGGTGCGATTATGAGTACGATTGGATACATGGTATTTTGTGTACCGTCTCCTGAAGAGGTGGAGACACGCCGCCGATATAATGAGGTTCAAGACTACAACAAGGGATATGTCGATGAATTGGAGGAGTTGGTGGCGCGTGACCTTACTGAGGAGGAGCTTACTGATTTGGCTCTGCGAAATGTAGTTGATGAAACGCCATTCGGAAGGGTTGTAATGACTTACAGCAGCGAATCCGAGTCATATTGGTACTATACAGACAACAAGAACATTCCGTATATGTCGCTGGACGCGATGGCGCGTAAGTTTGCGTGTAAATATGATTGTAAGGTGGTTTGTGTAAATTACAAGGAGGAATGGGAGAAGAGTAAGGCAGATGCGCTACTGGAAGATAATGCTGTGATTGAGAAGGGTGAGGACGTGGAGGAGGATAATGTCGAACGCAATGTGTTTGCAAACTTTAAACCATACAATACAAATAAGAAACGGAAGGATTCTATCAAACGCCGACGCTACCGCATTATGACCGATAAATCAAATCAATTTAGCCACAAGGGTTCAATGTCTGACTATAATAAACGTGAAGATACAAAAACAGCACATATAACTAAAAAACAAATCTCCTTTTCAGAATTTAAGACGAAACAATTATGAATAGCACTTTAATAATAATTAAAAACTCACTTTTTATATATATATATGAGTTTAACACCTGATAATAATAATCAAAATGGTAATGATTATAGAAATAATAATCCAGCGCTAGAACAAATTAAAAATGTTACCAACAAAGGTATTGAGGGTTTTAAAAATAATATAGCTGGTAATGTTAGTAGTAGTAATTTTCCAACAAAAGAGGATATTAAAAATGTTACCAACCAAGGCGTTAAAGGTATTAAAGATACAATCACCACTATAGCGAATAATGAAAATGTCACTGAAGCCAGAGAACATTTCAAAGATACTTTAAATAATTTACTAGAAATGGTTAGTAATAATAAACAAAATCTCTCTAGTATTATTTTAACTTTAATGGATGCTCTTAATTTTAGTATTGTTGGTGGATTACAGGGTCTGAAGGTGGAACTTGAAAATATTGTAATTGATGAAAAGGCAAATTCTGGTGGAGAACCGAATGCTGGAATTGAGTTTATAGGCGAATGTGCTAGCTTTATTTCTTTTTTTTTACAGTATATTATAATTAACAAGGACCTTAAATATAAAAAAGAGAGTAAGACTATTGATAATGGTGTTGAAATAGAGAATGAAAAAAACATAGAATATTTAAATAACGCTTTTAAGCATTTAGCATACACATATGGGCAACTATCAGGGAGAACTATTTATTATATAAGCAAGATTTTACAGTCTGGTGATGTTGGTAAGGTGGGTTTATTTGATCCAATATCATTCGGTTCTATGACCGGAAGTCTTGTTAAAATGTCACCCGTTGGTGGTGTGCTAACCAGTGTTATAGATACAATTAAAGACTTTTTTAGCGCTCTAGCTGAAGCGGGCAAATCTAGCTTTAAATCATTGGAAGACGAGCGAAAACTTGCGGGTGAATATATGGAGTATATAAATACAGAGCTTGGTAAGTCAGAACAGGCGGGTGGGAGGGCCCGGAAGGAGCCAGAGGAAAATGTTAATACAGCAATTTTAAATAAATTACACCATCCAAAATCTAATAAAAAATATGACGAGGTTGGTAATTTTGAAGCGCGCATTGAAATGTTAATTAAAGGAAAGAAAACTAAGCACTCGGCGC